GCGTCCGCGAAATCAAAGTGCGTACGCCTGTTTCAGGATCGAGGAGGTAGGTTCCACCTTGACCACTGTGTTCGTCCATCATGCTAAGTCGAAGAGGTTGTTAGGTTTACCGTAGCTCAGGTTGCTTATTGCGTTAAATCATCAACGTCCGTTCGATAACGGACTTCGAACTCACAACCTATTAATCCAAGGGGTCTGTCAGCCTCAACAAACTCAAATTCAGTTCTGACAGGCACAACATCATGCGCATAGCCACTGAGCGTCAAATCGCTCATTACCTTGGCGTGCAAGGAAGCAACTGTGTCATCAGCTGCTTGATCTGGGATATCTGCTCTTTCGACTACCGTTATCCGCACTGTCATTGTCCAATCCAGCTTTGGAAGGCTAGTCGTCTGTACGCAAACATCCCTTATAGGCTGAACAATGATTGCAGGAGTCTCACCCCTTGCAACAGGATCAACACGACTGCGATAGATCCTTGTGCCTACTCCAGCCGTGTTAGTCAGCGCTGTCCTGATAGTGCTCAGGATGTTTTCGCGTTTAGTAGCCATCAGTCTTGCATCAACATGATTCGCATTATCTTGCCGTCGTCAAGCTTCATTGCTTCACGAACAGTGTATGCAACACCATCAACTGTCATCGTGTTGCCCTGAACTACGGCAGAGAATTCAGACGTTTTTACTAAAATTGAATAGTCTGTAGTCAAAATGACCCCGTCAGCAATTATTTGATCAGGAGAGTCAAAGTAGCCAACGCTTGTAGTGCCACCAAAAACAACTGGCACCGTGAAGCCTGGAGTGTCAAAAAAAGCGTCTAGGTCTTCAGCGAAAGAAAGTGCCATATGAAATGCCCCTGTTTGACCAGGGGCAAGAATCCAGATCAGTTGTACTTCTTGCGTCCCAATGCAGTGACGCTTACAGCACCTGCACCTGTACCACCAGCAACAGTGATAACAGCACGCGCATAACGCTTGATCTCATCGGTGTTAACGGTGAGAGTCTCAACGAGAGCTGTGTTGGCAGTTGTCGTGGTAAAAGCAGCATCAGTCACATCAGCAAAAGTGCTGTTGTCAGCTGAATCCTGCACCTTGACTGCATAGGTGATGCCTGAGCCACCAGCCTCAGCATCCAGAATCAAAGTGATGTCGCCTTCATAATCCAGAAGGTCAACCCCTGTTTCGTTGCCAGTTGCAGTGACAACATCATTAGGGGCAAAAGACAAGACGGTTAAAGTCCGTCGTGTGTTGCCGATGCTCATTCCTTAGTCCTCTTGCGAGTAGTGGGCTTTTTTGGGGGGCAAGAAGGTGCTTCTTCCTTTGCCGGAGGTTTGGCGGGACAAGCAACAGCTTCCTGTTGATGCTCAACAGCTTTGCCGAGACCAATAAGGGTCACGGCAGCACTGTTTTCGACTTCCAGGATGGAGCCTGCATCAGCAGGCTCCCCAGAAATCATTACTGGCCTCAGAATTTCAACCTTCATGAGTCAGAACGAGGTGATGAACCACCAGTATCAAGTGGCGTAGCAGAACGCGCCAGGCTGCTTAACAGCGAAGTCAACGTCTTGCAGGGCAATGATGCGGACAGTGCCAGAAGTAGCACCTGCAAATGGATCAACAGTTAGATCCAATCCAGACCACATAGCCATGATCAGCTGTGAGAAGTCACCAAACAGTGCATCGTTGTTAGCGAGCTGGTTGGAGACGGTTACGGGGTAACCGTTAATCTCGTCGTTTTCGTAAACGAACTGAGCTGTGCCACTTGCCTTTTCAGTGCTCTTCAGAGCGCCTCGAGCAGAAGCATTGATGATGTAACGCAGTGCGCCAGCATCAGCATTAGCAACAGCAACATCAGTTTCCATGCCGATGTACTCAGCAAAGGTTCCGAAGCTGGTCAATGACTGAGTGCCAATGCCAGTGGTGTTGATGATGCCCAAAGGCTGGTTGGAAGAACCAGAACCATTGAGACCAACACGATCCAGCTCAAGAGCAAGTTGCTCAGCCAGGTCGTTACGCACCATTTGCTCAACGTCGATGCTCGACTGAAGAAGCAGCTTCCGGGTGTAATCAACAAAAGCACCACAAGTCTTAGGTGAAAGATTCACCTGCTCGATGGTTTGCTGAGACTCAGTAGGAGAAGATCCCTCACCTACCCAGTAAGCAGTTGCGGCAGAACCCTGCTTGGGGATTGAGATGTTGCCGTTAATGCCACTCAAAGTGGTCATACCAGCGCCAGCCAGCGCAAGCTTGTTGCGCAGCAGATCAATGAAGGAACCGCTCAGCAGCACATCATCTACAAGATTGCCACCTGCAGTTGCAGTGCCAACGTTCAAATCGCGGCGCAGAACCTCGTTAGGAACAACAATGCCGTTTGAGGAGCGGTCATACTGTTTTGCAGCAGCTTGACCAACTTCAATCTCAAACTCAGCCTCGCGACGTGCTGATGCATCGCCAACGTTGGCTAGATAGTTCAGAGCGCGAACAAAGCTGAAGCGCTTGACTTCTTTCTGAGAAAGACCGACATCGTTAGTAGTGACATCGGCAGAACGAATGGGTTGTTCCACTTGACGAGTTCCGATTTTTTCGAGGATTGCAGCACGAGCTTCATCAATGGAGTTGTCTCCATCAATAAGCTGTTGTGCTAGATCAGCCATCCGGTGCTGAGCACCCAAGGCATTGATAGCGGCAACGCGGTCTTTCTCGGCTTTCTTAGCCTCCGACCGAATCACCTCCAGGTTTGGAGCTTGATCTTCCATAACAGGAGTGGGTGTAGATGCGGTCGTGACCGCTGAGCGAGTTTCCTGTTCTTCAACAGGAGCTTCGCTTGCAATAATAGTGTCTTCAGGTTGAGAAGATTCAGGCATAGTCGGCTCGTTGGAAAGAAGTGAACGTCCAATTCCAATTGTGGGGTCAGCTGGAATTGAAACCAAGCTCAGTTCATGAGGTGTCCAACTTGTAGCGAGAACACCTTCCTCTCTTTGCTCTACTTCGTCGATCGAATAACCAAACGAAATACCGCGCAAGATGCCGTCTTTAACGTCATCTAGATACTGTTTGGCAAATTCAGAGCGTGAAAAGCGGATTTTTGCGTAAGCACGCTTTTTGTCTTCATCCAAGTAGGCACGCTCAACAACACCCAAAACTTTGTCTGGATTGTGATTGAACAGGAACGGAGCCCCGTCATTGAGACGCATGAAGTTGGGTGCCTTCCTGTCGTGACTCAGCACCTCTGAACCGAAATACCGTGAAACCGGATATTCAGAACTGAAAGGAAACTCAAAAGTTCGCTCGTCAATCGTGCGAATTTCAGTCGCTTCAGTGCGTTGCATCCGCTCGCCAACAACTGAGCGCTGCTTTTCAGGCTGCTCATCTCGGATCGCAGCAATCTTCGTCAAGGCACTAAATCGATGCCCAGCGAAAATATCAGTTTCTTCTCGATCCCGATAAATAGCGATCAGAGCCGCTGGATCTTCTTCTGTGCCATTGATCTCAAAGGAGCTTCCAGGCACATCAATTGTTCCATTTCGCTCAACTCGCGTAATTTTGCCCCTAGCGCGGCCTCCAGGGGTGTTCCAAGAGACAAAATCGCCTCTGCTGAGATCCTCTGGTTTTGCTCTCTCCTCAGCCAATGCAAGAGGTTCAATCTTGGTCAAAGTGCTAAAGCGATGACCAACCCTGGTCTCAGTCTTGATGTAGCCACCGTCTGGATCTTGACGGTAGACACAAATCAATGCTGCAGGATCATCTGCAGTGCCATTAACGGTGAAAGATGAATCAGGAACATCGATGCTGCCATCGCGTTCAATTTCCTCAATCAACCCTCTAGCGCGACCGCCTGATGAGTTCCAAGAGACATAGTCTCCTACTTTTAGAGCGTCAGGTGCCGCCCTTTCTTGTTCTTGCTCCATAGGGTCCAAGAGTTCTTCCCCATTATTGCTAATAAGTTGTCTACCTTCTCGTGCTTTCTTGATTCGCTTTGAGCGAGCATCTGACCAAGACTTCCCTGCGTCACCACCCCATGCAGCCCATGCCACTCTTCCATTGCTGGGATAGCCCTCTCCTCCTGGCCTAAAACCCTTGCCCTGCTTGTCTACTTCGTGTCTCGCAAACCAAGCAGACATTGTCACAACCGTATCCGCACTTAGTTCATTGCCGCTCAAAATCTGACTGGCTCTGGTGCGAGCAACATCAGTGCCACCCCCTTCACCTTCAGATTTCCAGTCTCTGTAGCGTTGAGCCTCAGTCCTCATGCCCTCGTTTGGCATGAGGTCAATCTCAACTCCGTTTACGTTTGCCATTACTACGCTTGCGGGTGGGCTGAGGATCTTCTGATTCAAGCAAGGACAGCTGCATATCCTCGTCTGTCAGGTCCAAATCCTTGTCTAGCTTGACTCCAGCATTTGCAGCAAACTGCTGCTCTCTAGCTATCTGATTGATCGTGTCGTCATAGTCACCACCGGAATAAGACGAAATAACGTCAGACTTGCTCATATATCCAGCCTGTTCTGCTTCGCGGAAGGCTTTTACTTCCTTCAACGGATCAACCCAACTCCAACCTCGTGGCATCCAACGCGGCGAAAGATAACGCTCAGGCCTGAGTTCGTAGTCAGGAAAATCGCAATATCCACTAAGAACTGCAAGATTGAGCCACTCGCGATAGACGCGCATGTGAAAATTATCAATCAAGTATTTCTGTACTACTCTCCAATGCTCACGGTCCTCGAGCAGCGAG